GGTGTAGCTATTGCGTTCTTTTCAGTTGTGGTCATTCTCGGTGGTAAAAACCCCTTTGTGGTGGATGGTACGTTAAATATTGCACTTGTAACTTCAGTAGCAGTTGAACCTATTGAAACATTACCGCTATTGTGTAAAATCATTCCACCACCTGAAGCGTTAGAGTAAATAGTTACTTTTTGCGCTCCACTTGCGTAATTTATTCGACATCCATTTCCGTAATCAATAACATTAAAAGAACCTACTTTAAAAGAATCTCCATTTGAAGTAGCAGTAAATGAAGTACCTGTAACTACCCCACTCACCCTCGCCGTGCCGTTTACGTCTAATTTAAAGCCTGCGTCGGTTGTGGTGTTGATTAGTACGTTGCCTGTTTGAACAATACGCATTCTTTCATTAAGCACACCACCTGTTGCGGTGCTAAAAAACAAACCTGATTCAAAATATTGATTACTTATATTTAAACCACCAATTGATGAACATTGAACATTTCCGGGCCCAAAAACAATAGATATTTTTCCAAGTGCTTTTAACGATAACATATTTACCGCTGAAGTATTTGAATATGGAGTACTTACAACTAATGATGATTGATTTGTTGATGTATCACCAAAAACTACATTTCCTTTAACATCAAGTTGAGCTGTTGGCGCATTCGTTCCAATCCCTAAACGATTATTAGTGTCATTCCAAAATAGTTGAGCATTGTCTTGCGCTATCGTTGTGCCATTTGAAAATAAAACGCTGCCGCTTGTGAGTGATGGAAGTTCAAAAGGTGTATAACCCAAAGCCGTTTCAACTGTTTTATTCTCCCAAATGTCGGTAGCTGATGTGTAAGCCAATACGTTGTTATTCGCTGCGCTTGTTATTTTAACGTTGTGCAGTTCGTCTAATTCGTATCCGTTATCAACTTTGACAAAAATACTTCCTTGATTTGCGTGTGCGTGTACAACATACCCAACGATAACCAAATGATTTGGCGCAGTAGGTTTTACTTTTGTAACGTTACCCGCAGTTGTAGGTGATAAATAAAGTACATCGCCATCCGCCCACGTTTCACCCTGTAAACTTCCCGTTGTGTTTATGTTTCTAACAAGGCCGCTTGTAGTTATAAATCCCTCTTGGTTGTTGTTAATCGTTTCAGTAACTAAACCTATTGTTTCTGCGCTTAGATTATCGGTTGTGGCTTGTGCTAAATCAACTTTCAATCGTTGCCCTTGCGCACCTGTTACCCTTACCGCTTGATAGTTCGCCTCTAATAAATTTATATTGGTAGCCGTTTTATTGACCACTCGAATAACTGACTCTTGGCCTACTTGTAATTTAACGTTACCGCCTTTTAAAATCAAATCAGCCGTTCCGTCTGCATCGTTCCAATACATCGCCCCCGCACTCGTTGGCACGTTTGTGGGTGTATTGTCAAACTCAATGTTTCCTGTTAATAGGCCAAACTCGCCCAAGTTCACGTCTTCAGTTGCGCCTGTGTACGGAACAAATCCTGTTACCGGTGGAATATCATTAGCAGTAATAAAAGGATTTACACCATCTTCACCATCGTTAATTAAGTCTGAAGTGTTTGTAGGTATAGTAGGTTTGTTTTTAATAAAGTCTAATGCTTCATTGTCAGTTTGATTCCAATCAGATTGTATTTGTTCAGCAGCAGTTACCTTGTTTACATTTACTTGAATCAGTTGTTCAGTAATGTTTAAAGTAACATCTTCTGTACTTTCAAACACATTAATATCTATTACTTCTTGAATTTCAGAAGAAACTATATTAATCGTTTCATTAGTTTCAGATACGTTTATGTTTACTTGTTCACACATTAGCGGGTTACATCATTTTTAATTAAAAAATTACCTGAAATGTAGGTTTTAACAACTCCATCAAAATCAAATTCAATATCGTAAATGTAATTAAAAGCAGGTATGTTTATAATTTGCTGATTAATGCGAAATAAGCCGTTTACAGCATCTGTAATTGTAATTCCTGCATTACCTACAGAAGTTAAAGATAAACCTACTACACCACCGTATTCTTTGCGCAATTGCATACGAATAATAGTGTCTGATAAATCTACCGGTACATCATCTACATTAATCTCGAAGTTTACTGCCTCGAACGTATCTGATTTTATGTGTGTGAAGTTTAAACTCATTTTCTATTTTATTTAAAAATAATTGTAATTTTTGTATGTGTGTGAAGTTTAAACTCATTTTCTATTTTATTTAAAAATAATTGTAATTTTTGTACGTTCTTTTCTTTGGGTTTGTATGTTTCTTTTATAGTATCCATCCTGTAAAATTAGCATCTCTATCGGGAAAAACATCAGCATTTGAATTAGAAGTATATTCAGGAAAAGAAGCCTGATTGAAACACATATAATCTATAAATCTATTTGTGTAAGATTGCGCTATATCACGTTCTTTTTCTATAAGAAAATCTATTTCGTTTTTTTCAACGTTTGAACTTGCTTCAGAAGAATGTTTAAATACACCTTTATTAGCTATCGTATAAGCCGCATAAGGCAAAAACTCTACCATTGACCAATGTATTACCATAGGTTTAATATAAGTTGTTAGAAGCGATGTATATGGTTCTGCTAAATCACCTGAAACTATATCATCATTAATCTTATTAAATAATTGAGTACCAAGATAGTTCTGAATATGAATATCCTGAGAAATTTTAATAAATTGTATAAATTTATCTGTATCCAAATTTCCATTTAAAGCAGTAAATTTTACAATATCATCACGTGTTATGAATAATGCCTGTGCCATTTGTTAGTTTTTAAATCCCATTTTATCCCAATATTCTTGTGTATATCCTTTTGTAGGCATATCAGCAGGTTTCATTGATACTTCTTTTTCGTTTCTGATTCTGTATCCGTACTTTTCAGCTATTCTATTACTTAATGGTTTAGCTTGTGGGTTTGTAGGGTCAACTTTTACACCTTGTAAATTTGCATACGTTCTACGTAACCATTTATGCTCACATCTTGGGCCGCCTTTGTATAACCAAACATCCACAAAATCAGAACCTTTAACTCCAAATCCCGGATTTACTCTTTGGTTTTTCATTGCTACTATATCTTCTTTACGATATACTTTATCAGCATTTAACATTTTATTGCAAAATTCTCTTTCACCTGTTGAATTACCACTGTAAACGTAACGTGTAATAAAGTTTACACCATCAATTACTTTATCTTGCTCAGGACTTTTAATTAATGGCTTTGCAGTACCTGTACTAACAAATTTCCATACCTTAGATAAAAGTGATTTATCTTCTTTTTTCTGATTAATAAAGTTTATTTCAGCATCCAATTCTTCTTCTGCATCGTAATCAACTTCAGTTTCATCAATCATTAACCATTCTTCACCTAATACTTCGCCTTTGTTTATTAATTCATCAGCTATAGATTCAGAACCTAAACAAGTGTGTGAACTTAAACCTGTTTCTTCAGCTACTTGCTCCTGATTTTGTGTGTTTTCTAAATCAGTAAATTCTAATGGCTGAATAGTTTTAAAGTATAATTTTAATGAAATACCATTAATTGCTAAAATTTCATCTAAAGCAGAACAAATTTCTTCTTGGTATGGTTTAATAACAATGTTATCAAACAACAAAGTAGCAGTTTTAATTTCATCTGCATTGTTTCCTAATCCACCATCACCTGTACGTACTCCTAATAACATAGGTGAAGTTACACGATGTCCTACAATTAGCTTTTCAAAACATTCTTTGCTTAAATATTCGTAGTGTGCAGGTGCATCAGTTAAAGGTAAATCATCAACTGTAGTTTTACTTTCTGCATTAGCATTAAAAGCAATAATTACTTTTTCACCTGTAGCACCGGTAACTTTACTAAGCACATCACGCTTAATTCTATCACGCATTTCTTCAGAAGGAATACCATTGTTAAAATTGATAACCTTAGTTCCACTAAAACCATTAGCAATATCATTAATTAAGTAATCACCTATTGTTTCTTCTAAATAAGCATAAGGTAAAGCACCTGAATAATCTATTGGTGTATAGTAGTGAAACCCTGATACATAAGGTTTAATAATATAAATTTCTACTTCGTTTCCGTTACCGAATCCAAAAGCAGGAATTTTTTTAGGTTCTTCGCTTGGTTTTTTCTTTGCCCAATCAGGGTAGTAATACCAATTTTCAATTTCACCTTTATCGTTGCATTTTTCAGCACGTAAAGTATGCATAGGGAAGTGAGAAATAGATTTAACTTGTTTCTTTTCCATTACAACTTGCATTGCTGCCATTCCTAATAACTTGCGTTCTAATGCTACCTTTTTTAAACAATCAGGTTTAATTAAAGAAACCATTTGTGCGTACTCATTCGGCTTTTTATTAGCATCTAATGCGCTGATTCCTTTTCCGTATATCATATTAGTAATACCGGTAATAATAGCACCATTCGATGTACTATAAAGGTATCTATCTATTAAATACTGAAAGTAGTTATTATCGTTTCCGTACTCGATGTAATTAGCTTTTTTATTCTCCTTAATTTCAGGCGATGTATAAGCCGATAAATTAACAACTGATATATTATTATCCATAAATTATAAATTCATTTGTGGTAGCGTTTGCAACGTAAACACCATTATTAATTGTATAAGTAGAAATAGTTTGATTTGTACACATCACTTTATCTCTATAAACGACATCTGTGCCATTAAAACACGTTAAAGCATATGTTCTACCATCTATTAAAAATTCAAACGTTAAATCTTCTTGAAATTGCATCCAATACTTTTCTTTAACAAGTACAGGATTTTCTATTTCGTGTTCTACATTCGCTAATTCATCTTTAAACACCATAGAAGT